TATCGGCCTTTTCTTCTTTAGCGTCTATTGTTTCTAATTTAACTTCTATTTCTGCTACAGCTTTAAATAAAGCATCAAATTTATTGTTTATATGCTGTACAATATCTTCTAGTTCGCGTGTACTAATCATCGCTGTAAAGGCCTTTGTTGTTGTGGATTAGGGGTAGCCTGTGACATTGGAGACGGCTGAGGAGTAGCTTGCGGCATAGGAGCCGCAGGTGGAGCTACATTACCTTCTTTTACTGCTATTTCTCGCTCTTTAAGCATCTCTTTTGACATCTTAATGCGTCTTTCAAACTCTTTATCGTCCTCAGTACCTACGTTTAAGTTGGAAGTAACAGCTTTAATACGGTCAATCTCCAACTCTTGCGGTATTGCTTGCGCTTCAGCTTGCAGTTTCTGCGCTCTAGCTTGAGATTCAATAGCTTGCCCTTCCAAAGCGGCTGTTTGAGAGCCTTGGAAAGCCATTTGAGCCTGTTGAGCCTGTTGTTTAGCTTGTTGCTCCTCTGGCTTAGGCTGATTTGCTTCCTGTAGGCTTGCAATTAGCTGTTCACGGTTAGATAGGTTCATATTATCAATAATAGACTGTACTAACTGCGGATACATGGGCGTATCGGGAGACATTGTTTGCAATAACTGCACTAATTGAGTAACTTCGTACTCTCTTGCAATAATACCTAGTGAGCTACTGACTTCAAACTTGTAATCAGCAACAGGGTACATCTCAGGTTCAAACTGCATGTACCTGTGAGCCGCTTTAGTTACAAAAGGAATTAAAAAAGACTCTTGGAAGTTAATAAGAGTACGCTTGTGTCTCTTAATAATAGCACCCAAGCTCATAGAGATACCCGCGGCAGTACCTTCCCCGTTCATCTGTGAAGAAACACCCGCAGTATCAATAGCACCCGTAGCTGTCTGTACCATCCGCTGTAGAGCGTCTGCTTGTGCAAAACTAATCTGGCTTACATTGCCAAAGTTAAACGGCTGTAAGACTTCACGGGGGTCTCCGTTAGTCAAGATAACCTTACCTGCACGTATCTCAGGTTTAGCACCTCTAGGCATACGTGAAGCGTCCATTGCAAGCATTGGGTGTATGGTTAGAGCAAGAGCGTCTATTCTAGCGCGTAGTTCTGCGTCTAACGCCTTTTGAGAGTTATACCCTTTCTCACATACCCCTCTGCCCCAGAAACGGCTAGGAACGACATCCCATGGGAATGCTACGATAGGTCTGTCACCCATCATATAAGGGTTCTTTTCTGCTTTAAGCAAGATACCGTTATTTGCTATAACAATAATAGCTTCAACATAATATGTATCTTCTTCGGCTTCCGATAGGTCTACAGCTTCCTCATCTTCTGATTCCTCCATTGCTGTAGTTAATAGGTGTCTAGGGACTAAACCGTAGTATTTAGTTAAACGTACTTTAGAGTCATCAAACGTAGTTAGCTCTTGATCAGGCTCAATGTCTAAATCTGGAGTTGATTGAGTCAACAAAACATCACGATAAATACCTTGCTCTTGTAACTGCTCAACCGTATGCATTGACACAAACTCATCAATAGCAACCCCTAAGGCTTCCTCAACGGACGTAGCTACAGGGTCAATAAGGAAGTTTTGAGGCATAACAGGCCGTAGCTGAACACAAGTACGGTCACGTATAGTAACACCTACAGCAGTCAATTCTCCACCCATTATAGGCTGAGTAGCAGGTGCTTGTTCTTTTTCTTCCGTTATGACAATCTCACCAATGCCTGTACCAAAAACTGCTGAGTTTAAAATACACTCTGCTACAGCTTTACGAACTTTATTTCTTTTAAAGTCATCATAAAGGTGTTGACGCAACATAGCAATATCTTGACTGTCTTTGTCATGTATATCATCTTTAATATCAAACCACTTTCCTCTGCCAAACGTAGCTTCCTCTAACTCCGCTACGGAAGACTCAACTGCTTGCTGTAGTGCGGGAGACACAATCTTAGAACGCTCTGAGTCCCGTGTTCTATCCTCACCCGACCATTGTCCTCTCCACAAACGATAATACTCATCAAAACGATGGGCATAATTCTGTTCAAAATGTTCTCTCCATGAGTCGCACTTTTCAATTACCCAACCTTCAACTGTTTGTTCTATTGCAAATTGGTCGCGTTCTTCAAATTCAGCCATAGTTAGTACCCTGCGTATTTATCTAAGAATTGATAATCCTCTTCTTCATAGTCTATCGCGTATGCTATTTTTGCTAGTTGATCTATATACGCTAAAGCATCTATCAAGTCATCGTGGACTAATTGGTTTGGAAACTGAAAAAGCTCGTCTAAAAATTGACTGTTCCAAGAACCTTTATTTAATGTTATATTACCATGCTCAAAGCGCCCTTGTAGCGCCCAAACAATCCTATCTGTTTTCTTTTTATTACCGTGAGTTAATTCCTCAACTCTAAAAAAGGTTTGATTCCTTTTCATTAAATCATTTAGGTAAGGATACACTGCGTTCTTTAATGCACCTTTTTCAATACCTACGGCAATGGGTCTGTAGTCTCTGACTGCTTCAAAGATTTTTCTGGCAGTCTCTTCGACGCCCCAACGCCCATGTAGTATATTAGCAACCCACCAACCTTCCGTCCCCGCTTTAACCACAGCAATTGCCGTCTGGTCAAGTCGTTTAGTTTTAGTCGTGACTTTTTGTACATCTGCAAAACCTGCTAAATCCACCGCTATGTAATATTCACCTTCCTTCGGCTCTTCCTCAGACCATTTAATATAGTCTTCCTTAAATAACTCACTACCCTGTGCTTCAAAAGAAGCCATAAATTCCTGACGGAAGGAGAAGGTTGACATCGACTTCTCAGCCGCTTTAATTTCCTCTGGGTCTAACAGCGGGTTATCGTAGCTTGTAAAGTGCCACCCTTTAAACGTAGGGTCATCCGATATTGTAGCGTAGGTATATAAGTCATAAAAATGATTTCGACCCATTGGTGTACCAATAAACAATGCACCACCTTTTTTATCCGCTAGGGCGGGTCTCAGGATTTGCTCCCATACCTCTGGCTTCATGTCTGCGTACTCGTCCATGACAAGATACTTAAGACTGACACCACGCATTGTTTCTGGCCTATCAGCACCCTTAAGGTTGATAGTGGAACCATTAATTAATTTCATCTGTAAGTTATTAACATGAGCCGATGCAATCACTGGATTAGCAAGCTCTAACAACGTCTGCCACATGATGTCCCTAGCCTGTCCCTGTGTCGGTGCTACATAGAACACCTGACAACGCTCTAAGGACAAAGCGTTAATGACCATCTTCCAAGCGGCTAGTCTTGACTTACCTGTACGTCTACCTGCGGCTACTACCTTAAACCTTACAGGATCATCGTATACTTCCTGTTGCCAAGGTAAAAACTCTACCTTTAAGTCAGCCAATTAATAAGTCCACATTACTGGGCCAAGACCATCATCGTGTAAATCACGGGTGTCAACATGGATAAAAGAACTAGCGACTCCAACTCCTGTAAATCCAAGCGCAATCGCTTGTTCCACAATTTTAAACCGTTGTATGCCGTCTGTGACTCTAATGTCCGCCGCGTTACCTTTTGAATGTTGTCCTGCAATTTTTTTCTTAGCCTCTATAGGATGTGAAGGGGAGCGATAACCGCTAGTGATTACAAACGGGAAACCACAAGCCTCCCGCAGTTCATCCAATCGTTCTATGAACTCATCTTTAATTTCATTTTCACCTGTGTACTGACAGGCAAATTCTTCTTTGTTAAAATACTTAGCCATCTGTAAACTCTCCCTCTATGGGGTCGTTACTACCAGACACAATAGTAGTCTCACCACCCACACCTGTAATAGAAATGTTGATAGCGTTTCGACCACCACTGGTTTTATCTTTTTCGAAATAGCCTACGGGTAATACTCTGTCCATAACAAGTTTCCATGCCGCGGCTTGGTTTTTATGCTCATCGTCTAAAGCGGCGTCAAATATTGACTCTAAAACTTTCCTAGATTTAGGGGACGTAAGCATCCTAGTTTTATATTCATTAATGATAGCCGCATCACCTTTAGGGCGACCTCTGGATAATCCAGTTGCACCCCTCTTGCGGTTGACAACATCTGACTTCTTAGGTCGGCCCACCCGCTTTGCGGGCTGACTCTCCTTTGATTCTTTGTTTTGAGACATAAACTCTCCTTAGGTTATCTTAAGTATACTTAAGGCCGCGTTTGGATATTCTTTAATTTTAAAACTAAAAAATAAACTAACTTACTATAAGTTAATTATAGCACATCTCAAAACAAAAGTCAAGTCTTTTCTTTCATTCTTATGAAATACTTATGACCCCTAAAGACCCTTTAGTTATTTATGTCAATCTTATGTATACTTATGTAAATCAGCAGGTTACGTAACGGCTATGTATCCTCTTTTTTGTCATTTACTACTATTTTGTGTACTGGCGGGTACCGTTGATATCACCAGAATCCACACGGCCCCCCCGCCCCCTATTTATCCACAGGTTATACATAAGTTATACATGAGTTATCCACAGGTATACCCACAGCCTGTGCATAAGGTGTGCATAAGTTATCCACAGGTTATACATGGGGCATGGTGCTTAAGTTGGCACGGGTATTGCATGGGGCAAGTGTGTGTATGCATAAGGGTACCTATAGACCCCACCATGTTGGCATAAGTATTGCATGTGAATATAGTTGGCATGCTTCTTGCTACGCGGGCGCGCATGATAGAAGGTAGCATATGGTCATGCACTGGATGCATATAGTTTATATAGGTCATGCGTTTAAATCATTGTACATTGTTAGCCTAGACGCTATACTGAACCCATCAAGCAAACAAAGACTAACCATAGGTGCCAACATGATTACATTAACAGAGATACAAGCAACCACGTTGATCAATTCAACGGCCAAACAATGGTGCATTGATAACCTAGACTACTTGAATAAACCAATGAGATTCTTTGGTAGTAGTCTTAAGGTTGAGAAAGGTGCAGATAAATATGATACCTATGTTATGTATTTGCAACCTGCCGACAAGGTAGCCACGGAAACACTATGTAGCTTTGCTGATCTTGCAGGATGCAAGGCACCTTGCCTGATATCTAGCGGCCAACTAGGTATGTCAGTCGGTCAGAATGCGGCCACCAAACGCACCGTATTAATGTTATTACGTCCTGCTATGTTTGAGAGTGCTATGCTATCTGAAATAGACAAAGCGGAACGCAAAGCGTTAAAAACGGGCATCCCTGCGCTGTTTAGGCTAAATGGTACTAGTGATATAGATTTCACTGCTATCATGGTACAACGGCCTGAATCTATGTTCTATGACTACACCAAAATCCTTAGCAGGGTACGCAAAAACACATTGCCTAATTTTGACCTAACCTTCAGCGGTAGTATGTTTAGTACTCAAAGCAAAGCCGCACTACGTAAAGCAGTAGGCGCAAAGTATCGCATTGCTATGGCGTACAATACCAAAGGTTTAGCGGATGATGGGCTAAAGCTACGCCATGATCTTAAATCATTCGACACTACAGACCTACGCCACCTTGACGACAACGTGGTCGGTACATTGACGCGCAAGGGTAGCAACAAAAAGGAACGTGCAAGCGACAATCTACGGTCTGATTCGTTCTTTGTGACTAGTGCTAATGTGCTAGAATTCAATGATATAATAGCAGTGGGGGGATAATATGAAAAACAAAATAGAAACGCTATACCTTGATTGGTTCAATAACTTTTTGACCGTTGAACGATTCGCGGAATACTACGGGATGCCAGTAGCTAAAGCTCATAGAGTTATACGTATTGGTCGATACTTAAATCACAGGAGAGAGTAATGAAAGATAAAGAGTTAACCGAATTAGATATGAAGCTGAATGAATTAGCACTGTTTGCAGAAGATAATGCAGAGCTAGGGCGCATTATGCGAGAGCAGGTGTTAGGATACATTACGCGCATTGCTACAGACGATGCAGAAAATGAATATGACGAAGGGGGTAGAGTATGAGAATCTTAACAGACAGTGAGATATTGGAGTTTGTAAAAAATAACATCGGGCTTACGTATGATGAAGATTGTTCGGGGGTTGTTATAGGTGGAATTCGCGGTAGTGTTAAAGGTAATATCCGCGGTAATGTTTACGGTGATGTTCAAGGTAGTGTTATCGGTGATGTTCAAGGTAGTGTTATCGGTGATGTTCAAGGTAGTGTTGTCGGTGATGTTTACGGTAATATTCGCGGTAATATTCGCGGTAGTGTTAAAGGTGATGTTGGCGGTAATGTTGAAGGTGATATAAGGGGCAGAGCATGAGTATTGACGATTATATGCGCGGTGAGAACGACGCGGAATACTACGGGATGCCAGTAGCTAAAGCTCATAGAGTTATACGTATTGGTCGATATTTAAATCATAGGCGGGGTTGAATCATGGCAGTAATGAGTGTACTATTAATAGCCTCCGGCCTTTATGCGGTATGGGAGTCGGAGCAAATCATTCAGGAAAAACATAACAAGAGGAACAATGATGAATAAAGCAAAGATATTGATGGACAAGCGAGAAGCTCACAGAGAGGCACGTAAGACGTTTATAGTCGATGCGGTAGGTTGGGCACTCTTAAGCCTTGGAACGGCTGTAATAGCCCTTATATTGTACACAATGGCAGTTGTAGTGCTTGGGGGTGACTTATGAGTGGTTGGAATGATGATGCACGGGACTGGCTCCACGGTGACGACCTACACGACACCCAAGAGTTGCCCGATGCATACGAGTATGAACCTATGCAGAAATGGGAGATAGACGCGGCTATAGCGTCCCTCAAAGCTAAAGCAATGTTAACGGAGGCGAACAATGTTTAATTGTAAAATAGGTAAGAATACCCTTAATATTGAACTTAGATCAGGCACGGGCATAGATATAGAATTCGCTGATAGTCGGCCTGTATGGGTCTACAATACAAACAGCGGGGAAATATCTGCTTTACCCTTCAAAGGTACTGTGATATTGTTACCATTACTGACCATTACTTTTGGTTATGTCTACACCACTGAGGAACTAGATTATTATGAGTAAAATAAAGGAAGAGTTAATAGGCTATGAATACGAGCCTAGCGAGTGGATAGAGCCAGAGGCACAGAACATGGTCAATGAGCTTATAGAGTATCAAGTATACTGTATGCCCCTCTCTGAGCTAATGGCGAGAGTAACTAAGCAAATGACGGATGAGTATTATAATAATTCATATGAGAATATGACAAAGAGATATAACGAGGTGTTCAAATGAGTAGATGCAAAGCGTGCGATGTGATTATGAATGAATACGAGCTAAAGCGTATTGACAGAGTTACGGGGGATTATTCAGAGTTATGCTCTAACTGCCTTAGTGCGTCCACGGAGGCATTAAGAGAAGACAGCCCTATGCATACGATTCTTGAAAAGCTAGACAACCCATTAGAACTATTAGCAGACTTGGAGGGTTAGGTATTTATTATATGAATAACGGGCATAACTTTAAATGATTGAGGTTATGCCCTAATTCATGTTATACTATACTTATGTATTAAAGGGAAAATATTTAATATATAATTATAGTATTAACCAAACGATCCTAAGGTATGGATCATAACCACAAGAGAAGGAAGTAATTATGTCAGTATTAGAAGGTTTATTAGCGTTTGAGAATCTTGATGAGCATGAAATGTATCAGGGCCAATCAACTGGTAAGTTCTCTATTGTATTGTCTTTAGATGATACCACCGCGGATGATCTATCCTCTAAGGGTGTCAAGATGCGAGAGTATGAAGGTGTCAAACAGCGCAAGTTTAGCACTAAGTATGATGTGCCTGTCTTGGACGCTGAGGGGTCGCCCTTTAAGGGTCGAATAGGTCGAGGGTCTAAGGTACGAGTCTTGTATGCTGAGGGTCAAGAGCATCCTGTACACGGTGTATCAACCTATCTGAACAAGATCAAGGTCTTAGAGGTAGCGGAAGATACTGGTGGAGGGGAGTTTTAGAAGTGTCATCCACTTTTGTTAAACATGAGCCATGCCCTGCGTGTGGCTCACAGGACAACCTAGCAAGGTACTCCGATGGTCACGCCGTTTGTTTTACAGGCGGTTGTGACCACTACGAGAGAGGCACGGGTCAGGTTATAAATGTAACACCAAGTAGAGCGAGGCGATTAGAGATGACAGGAGTAGTAGCGGCAATCCCTGACAGGCGAATCAGTCAAGCCATAGCACAAAAGTATGGCGTAACGGTTGAGTACAGCGCACAGGGGCAAATTGTCAAGCACCACTATCCATACCATGACAAGGACTCAGGTACGCCCATAGGCACTAAGGTTCGAATTGTGGACAACAAGGGTTTTTATGCAACAGGGGAGTTTGGCAATGTTGGGTTGTTCGGTCAACAGGCTTTCAAGGGTGGCGGTAAGTACGTTACGATCACAGAGGGCGAGGCAGACGCACTTGCAGTTCACGAAATGTTCGACGGTAAGTGGCCCGTTGTCTCCATTAGAAGTGGCGCAAGCGGAGCATCAAAGGACATTAAAGAAAACCTTGAGTGGTTAGAGTCCTTTGATAATGTTGTAATCTGCTTTGACAATGACAAGGCAGGACAGGAGGCGGCCAAGTCAGTCCTTGATTTATTCACCCCCAACAAGGCTAAGAATGTCACCTTGCCCATGAAGGACGCAGGGGATATGCTCAAGGCTAACAAGGTGCAGGGCTTTGTCAAAGAGTGGTGGAACGCTAAGACGTACCAACCCGATGGCATTGTGTCAGGCAGTGATACTTGGGACATGATAATGGAACAGGCTGATGTTAAGTCCATCCTGTACCCTTGGGGCTGTCTCAATGAGATGACCCACGGCTTCCGTAGGAAAGAGCTTGTCACCATTACGTCAGGCTCTGGCATGGGTAAATCTCAGATAGTCAGGGAGCTAGAGCATTACCTGCTAGGTGCTACTGAGGACAACATTGGCATCCTAGCCTTGGAGGAGGACATCCCCAAGACAGCGTTGGGTATCATGTCCATTGAGGCTAACAAGCAGTTACACCTAGACAAGACTGTCAGCAAGGAAGAGAAGAAGGGCTATTGGGACAGGACGTTAGGTTCAGGCCGTATCTTCTTGTTTGATCACTGGGGTTCCACAAGCGAGGACAACCTGTTAGGCCGCATACGTTACATGGCTAAGGGCTTGGACTGCAAGTGGATTATCCTAGATCACCTCAGCATTGTGGTTAGCGATCAGGACAATGGGGACGAGCGTAAGGCTATCGACAGCATTATGACTAACCTTAGAAAGCTAGTACAAGAGACAGGTGTAGGGCTATTCCTAGTATCACACCTGCGTAGACCTAGCGGCTCAAAGGCACACGAAGATGGCGGTAAGATCAGCTTGGGAGAACTCAGAGGATCAGCGGCAATCGCGCAACTTAGCGACATTGTTATTGGACTTGAACGAGATCAGCAACACAAAGACCCTGAGACACGGAACACAACAACTGTTCGTGTACTCAAGAATCGGTTTGTTGGACTCACTGGCCCTGCTTGCTACCTTTATTATGACAAGGACTCAGGACGTATGGTGGAAACAAGCTGTCCAATGGGTGAGGAGTCGGACTTTTGATGAAACAGTTTGTACTTGATATTGAAGCCAATGGCCTTGAACCCGATACGGTGTGGTGTATTGTTGTGCGACAGATAGGACACAGTGATTCCCTAACTTGGTCAGGAGACAGATTGCCAGAGTTTATAACGTGGTTACAAAAGCAGGACGAGTGCGAGTTGATTGGGCATAACCTTATAGGGTACGACATCCCTGTATTGGAAAGACTATTAGATGTAGACTTTAGCAAGTGTAAAATAACTGACACACTGGTAATGTCTCGTTTAGCAAACCCCTCAAGAGAGGGCGGTCATTCCTTAGATAACTGGGGGACTATGCTTAATTGCCCCAAAGGAGATCACAATGTTTGGGATGTATTTTCGTTTGATATGTTGGAGTATTGCATACAGGATGTTAGGGTTAATACGTTGGTGTACGAGAGATTACTTTTACAGCTTAAGGATTTTAAGCCTGAAAGCATTGACCTTGAGCATCAAGTACAGCATATTATTAGCAAGCAAATCAAAACAGGATGGCTCTTAGATCAAGAGAAGTCATATAATTTATTAGCTAGATTAAAGGAGAAGAAGAATGACCTTGAAGATGAAGTACATAAGGTTTTCAAACCGTTACCGACATTTATCAAAGAGATTGCTCCTAAGATTAAGAAGGATGGTACGCTCTCTGTTGTTGGACTCAAGTTCCTTGGTGAGCAATGGCAAACAGCAGTAGCACCTTTTAGCCGCATAGACTTCCCTGTGTTCAATCTAGGGTCACGACAGCAGATAGGTAGACACCTACAGTATTACGGTTGGAAACCTAAGCAATTCACTGAGACAGGACAGGCCATCGTTGACGAGGCAGTGCTAAGTACAGTGAAGGGAATACCAGAAGCCTCGTTGATTGCTGAGTATCTTATGATACAGAAGCGTGTGGCACAGGTACAGAGTTGGTTGGAGGCTGTTAAGGACAACGGGCGGGTGCATGGGTATGTTAATTCCAACGGTGCTGTGACGGGCCGCATGACACATAGTAGTCCGAACATGGGTCAAATTCCTGCGGTGTACTCACCTTACGGCAGAGAGTGCAGGGACGTTTGGATTGTGCCAGAGGGTTACAAACTGGTAGGTATGGACGCAAGCGGCTTGGAATTGCGAATGTTAGCACACTACATGAATGACGAGGGATACACAAATGAAATTCTCACGGGAGATATTCACACGGCAAATCAGTTGGCTTCAGGCCTTGAAACTAGAGATCAGGCAAAGACTTTCATATACGCTTTCCTTTACGGGGCAGGAGATGCCAAGATCGGAAGTATCGTTGGAGGAACTAGACAGGATGGTAAGAGACTTAAGGACAAGTTCCTTAGAAATACGCCATCTCTTGGAAGATTACGAGAACGAGTTGGCATGGCGGCAGGAAGAGGTTATGTTTATGGCTTGGATGGAAGAAGGGTCTATGTACGGTCAGAACACGCGGCACTGAATACCTTGTTGCAATCAGCAGGTGCTATCGTAATGAAAAAAGCGTTGTGCTTACTTAACGAATATGCTATACTATGGGGTATAGACTATAACTTTATAGGAAACATACACGATGAAATCCAGACAGAGGTTAGAGAAGAGAAAGCAGATGTCTTTGGGAGACTTGCCACAAGCTGTATGCAAGCCGCAGGACTCCATTTCAAACTCAACTGCCCCCTTGCAGGAGACTTTAAAGTTGGAAATAGTTGGGCAGACACACACTAATCTTTTACCTGCTAATCCTATGGGTGATAAGATAAAAAAACCTGAGAGATACAAGTTTGAAGGAGGAGAGTGGTGGTATTATTATCCAGAAAGCGGAACTAGTATTGAATCAGGAAATCATATTAAAGAAAGAGCAACCACTTTAAGACGTAAGCTAGATAAGATTAATTCAGAAAAGAAAAAGCATATGTATGTAAATGGTGAAAGGATTGCTGATACTCACCCCCTGTACAAGGCAGGAAGATACAAAGGGTTTGAGGAAGCGGCCTTTAGTTCTTTGGAAAACTACAAAGACAGTGCGGAAGGTGAGGTTTACATAATTACTAACAAAGCGTGGCCTGAGTGGGTAAAGGTAGGCATGGCTGTAGACTCACAGGACAGGCTTAAGAATTATCAAACGTCCTCGCCCTTTAGAGATTATGTTTTACTGTACGTTTATGAAGTAAACGATAGGAGAGCAGGGGAATCAGCGGCACACACAAGACTAGCCAAGGAGTGCGACAACATTAACGAGTGGTTTAGAATCCCACCTGCTATAGCTAACGAGCTAATACTGGAAGTGATACATGAATACTAAACCAAAAGGTAAGCCCTTTGACAAATGTTTTATTGATGCTGATTCAATTATCTATCGGATAGCAATGAAGGACATTAGTTTAGAGACAGCTAATAAGTATTATGATGAGGAGATAGAGAAGATAGGGTGGGACACTTGTAGTAGTGAAGTGTTCGTAGCTATCAAAGGCTCAGGTAACTTTCGTTATGAGATAGCTGAGGATTATAAGAACAACCGCAAACAACAAGGCGAAGAAGACCCTGATCCCAAGCTTACGGAAAGACGCAAGGCAATTAATGAGTACGCCTACAGCTTAGGCCACCATAAGTCAGACGGTTGTGAGGCAGATGACATAGTAAGCATTTGGGCGCAGGAAGCATTGGACGCTGAGGAACACTTTGTCATAGCTCACATAGATAAAGACATTGACATGGTAGAAGGTTGGCATTATAACTTCAACAAAGAAACTTTATACCACATTTGTAAAGACCAAGGCTATTATAAAATGTGCATACAGATGCTTACAGGAGACTCTACTGATAAAATTCAAGGTCTTGTAGGCATTGGCGTTAAGAGAGCAGAGAAGCTTCTAGCTGATGTCCGTAAGCCTGACATGCTTGCTAAGGTACAAGAGGCATGGCAAAAGGCTCACCCTGAGGATTGGCAGGACAGGCTAGAGGTATGTTGGAACTTGATCTACATGCGTAGGGATTGGGGTGGCTTTCGTAGGCTAACGATAGAGGATACTTTAGATGTCTCAGTTTAGATCAGGACTTGAGAAAAACTTATCAGAGAAGTTAGACGGTCAGTATAAGTTTGAGCCTTACAGCTTACCTTACACGACACACAGGAAGTACATACCTGACTTTGTACATGAAGACAAGAAGGTATTGATAGAGTGTAAAGGGTTCTTTAGGGCGGGTGATACACAGAAGTATACAGCGGTGCGAGATAGTCTCGACAACTGGGAACTAGTGTTTGTCCTCAGCAACCCAAGCAAGAAGGTAAGGAAAGGCGGTAAGATTACAATGGGCGAGTGGTGTGAGAAAAATAACTTTAAGCACTACACGGTTGCTACAGCAAAGGAAATGACAAAGTATATTAAAGGGAAGAAGAAGCCATGTCCTTAACACTTGAAGAACTTAAAGAAAAGATTATAATAAATGTAGATGAGTTATTGGTTCTTGAGTTGTTAGACATTAGTACCAAGGACTTGCTAGAAGCTTTTGAACATAGGCTTATCAGAAACTTTGATGAGATAGCTGAAGACTTTAAAGATGAGGAAATGATTGATGAGACTGAATGACGCAACACCTGCTGAGTGGGACAGACTACGTAAAGAACACCCTGCTATGGAAAAGGAGGAAAAAGTGCAAGACCCCCTTTATAACAAATGGATTGACGCGGCAATGGAGGAGGCACATGAGATGATAGTAAAGGAAAGTTGTACTCAAGACCTTGATTGGGGAGAGTGTGTGATCAACAGACCTATACACTACAACACAGGAAACATTGAGTGTATAGAAGCCATTGAAGAGTCCATGTCCTCAGTAGCTTTTAAGGGCTATCTCAAGGGCAACTGCATGAAGTACCTTTGGCGTTATGACTACAAGGGTAAGCAAGGGGAAGACTTACGGAAAGCACAGTGGTATTTAGACAAATTAACCATAATGGTTACAGAGGAGAACACTTAATGGATCAGTATCAACAGTTTATACACAAGAGCCGCTACGCACGTTGGATGCCAGAGCATAACCGTAGAGAGACATGGAGTGAGACAGTGTTTCGTTATGTACAGTTCTGGAGAGATCGTGAGCAGATTACAGTCAAGGAAGGACAGAAGCTATACGATGCAATACATAACCTAGAAGTTATGCCTAGCATGAGATGCATGATGACAGCAGGGGTGGCCTTAGACAAAGACAACGTAGCAGGGTTTAACTGTAGCTACTTGCACATAGACTCTCCACGCTCTTTTGACGAGCTTATGTACGTGCTTATGTGCGGTACAGGTGTGGGCTTTAGTGTTGAACGTAACTTTATCAATAAGCTACCAGAGATTGCTGAGACATTCCATAAGACCGACAGCCTCATTGTAGTGTCGGACAGTAAGATTGGATGGGCTTCCGCATTCCGTGAGTTGATCGCTATGCTGTACGCAGGTAAGATACCTCAGTGGGACGTAAGCAGAGTCAGAGGATCAGGTGAAAGACTTAAGACCTTTGGTGGTCGTGCGTCAGGCCCAGAGCCTTTGGTGGACTTGTTTAACTTCTGCATTGAAGTCTTCCAGAAAGCTAAAGGTCGCAAGCTGACATCCATTGAGTGCCACGACATCGTATGTAAGATTGCTGATATTGTCGTTGTAGGTGGAGTTAGACGTTCAGCATTGATTAGCCTGTCTAACCTGTCGGATCAGCGTATGGCTAAGGCTAAGTCTGGTGATTGGGGGAGGAATGAAGGACAACGTGCATTGGCTAACAACAGCGTAGCGTACACAGAGAAGCCTGACTTTGAATCTTTCTTGTCTGAGATGCAGACTATGTACGAATCTAAAGCAGGTGAGCGTGGTATCTTTAGTCGTGTAGCGGCACAGAAGATTGCAGGTCGCAATGGTCGTAGGGATGCAGAGCAGGACTTCGGGACAAATCCATGTTCGGAGATAATTTTACGATCTAACCAGTTTTGCAATTTATCTGAGGTGGTTGTACGTGCTGACGATACACTAAAGACGCTTAAGGCTAAGGTAGAAGTAGCGGCTATGATAGGCACACTACAGGCTACATTAACTGACTTTAGATACCTTAGGAATATTTGGAAGAAGAACACAGAAGAGGAAGCATTGTTGGGTGTAAGCATGACAGGAATTATGGATCACCCTGTTATCGGCACAGCATCGGATAAAACCGTAGAGTGGTTAGAGGAACTAAAGAATGTTGCTGTTAAAGTTAATAAAAAATGGGCTGAAAAACTTGGCATTAATCAGTCTACAGCTATTACGGCTGTTAAGCCAAGCGGTACTGTATCTCAGCTTGTTGACAGTGCTTCTGGGATACACCCTCGTTTCTCTAAGCACTACATTAGAAGGGTACGTAGCGATAAGAAAGACCCACTTGCAGTCTTTATGGAAGCAAAAGGATTCCCAGTAGAGCAAGATGTTATGTCACCTAGCTCCTCTGTGTTTAGCTTCCCTGTGAAAGCACCTAAGTCTAGTACAACAGTTAAGCAAGTAGGTGCAATGCAACAGTTAGCCTTGTGGAAGACATACCAGAACCATTGGTGTGAGCATAAGCCAAGCATCACTGTTTATTATACAGATGATGAATTCCTGCAAGTTGCTCAGTGGATATGGGATAACTTTGACATCTGTAGCGGTATTAGTTTGTTGCCAGTGAGTGACCATGTTTATCAGCAAGCTCCTTATGAGGACATTACCGCTGATGAATATAAAAAACTACTAGCAGAAATGCCTAAAGGTGTAGATTGGATTGATCTTGAACAGTTTGAACAAGAGGATAACACAACAGGCAGTCAAGAGTTAGCCTGTGCGGGTGGTACATGTGAAATAGTGTAGCGTATTGTTTCTTATAGTTTACAATGTATACTGTAGTATACAAAAGCCCCCTAGGGAAACCTAAGGGGCTTTTTTGTTTTATTCTGTCGCCTCCATATCGTCATCAGCACCTTCAGGAGCAGTGGGTAGTTTCATAATTTCTACTAACATAGCACGATCAGTTTGCAAAGCTTTACGCATTTCATTTCCAAGGCTTTTTTTACCTAAGACACTATCTACTTCTCTTAAGGCCGCTGAAAGACCTCTACGTAAGCTAGGGCTAACACTACCGCGATACACTGCATAACCTAAAGTTCCTGTAGCGGCAAGTCCTGTTAAAGCAGGTAAAGCACCTACAAAAGCAGCGCCGCCTAATACAGAACCAACTATACCTACGTTAGCTACTTTACCTACCATAGTTTTAGGCATTGACAAATCAAGAGCATTGCTTACGTTTTGTGCAGTACGTCCTATGCTAGTATCTGCTTCTTGTGCCGCTTTAGGCAACACACGGTCTTTAGTTCTTAAAAGCAAGTGCTGTCTACGTAGTTTTTCTAAAACTTTAGTGTTTGGCACAGCTTCTGCAACAGACTCGTTTAAAAAATCCCTTACTAATCGCTGAGATACTGTCCAAGCATTTTCAGTTCCATCATAAGATGACTTACCTGCTTTTTTAGACCAATCGTCTAACTGTCTACGAACGTCCATTATACTAGCAGGAGAGCCGTCTGCTTCTTTTAAAAGCCTTAATGCTTTGTTATATATTTTAGTAGCCACAGCCTTAGCATCCCCAATTAACACAGGGTTGTCATTTAAATCTATGTCTATTTTAACTTTAAGATCAGACTCAAGCTTTTTTTTATTAAATTTAAACTTAGATTTACGTAATAACTTATTTAAACTATTGTGTGTAGTATTCACTTCTTTTTCTAGTACTTCTTTTATAGCAACAAAAGATTTTTTAGAGTTTAT